TGCGGAGACGGAGAAACAAGAGACCTGTATCGCTTTCATTATCCTGTTGACCCTGAGTTCCGTCATTCTGCTGGGGATATTGGTTGCCTGGAATGTCGGAGACCCTGTGCTCATGATACTTATAGGGGTATCGTGCGTTGTCTTTTATCTTATGGTGGGGCTGATAGGGCCGCCTAAGGACAGCACAGGGTACTGGTTCTGCGAGTGCTGCAAAACGAGAGTTACGGGAGAGGGTAAGAATAAGCGATGTCAATGTAAGACCAGCCCCTGCCCTTGGGCCTGGAGAGAGCACCAGAGACAGTAGACGGATTTTCGCTAAAGAGGTGATGAAATGGCTATGCGGATCGACAAAGTTAGAGTGGTTGCAGGGCGCATCATCCGGGTGATTAATACTGCTCGTAAGTACAGGGCCGAGAGCAGCTTTTATCATTCGGTATGGGTGGAGGATGCCGATGGCGGCAATGAGCGTTGCCTTATGATTACAGCTTCTGAAATGAAACGGATTGAGAAGCGATCGCAGAAGAACAGAGAAGACTGGCCTGAAAAGGGTATGCTCACGGACTTGTTTGACTGATGAATACAAGAGCTTACATAGCAGGGTATATGTACAAGGGAGCAGGTTGGTGGGGCACGGATCTGACGATCCCTTCCATGCATCCGGACGTAGCGTCTACGCGGACCAATATCATGGAAGGCCTTCCGGAATATAGTAAAAGTAAAGACATTCATCCACGCGTGGCCGCTACATATAAGGCATACAATAAGTCCAATCCGCTTTTCCCAAGGGCTCTGTTTGATCAGTATGTCCGTTACAGGTCTATGATGGAGAATAGGAAGAAGACATACACAGGTGCAGATCGGGGGAAGTATGTTAAAGCAGTGGACAGCACGATAGCGGCTAACGCTTCTAAGCTTATTCCAGGAGACCCAACCCCTGTGACAACGGATCTGATGAGAAGTATCGAGGATAAGCACCCGAAAGCAAAGTTTATCACTTTGAGGGACCCTTTTAAGTCTGGCGTGGCACTTCCCGGCAGCAGTAGCGCGAAGCGTAGAAGCATAGAGGTACCTAAACCAAATGTGCCGGGAGGGCGGCAGATAGCGTTACATGAGTATGCGCATTATGTAGATCCTTCGTTCTATGTACCTGCATTAAGATACAACACGAACAAGGAACCCGAGATACCTGCCATGGTTACGGAAACACTTGCGGGACGCTACCCGCAGGCCATGCGGAGGCAGGGCAAAACAGTGCCATGGGTATACCGGCATATGGAAAAGCACGGGCCGCAGCTTACGGGGGACAATGCTAAGGATATCAACGCCATTGAGCAGTGGATGCAGCGCCTCAGAGGAGTGAGGGCGGATGGGAAACTTCCTACAGGTTATCCCCGGTTTAAGCGTGATCCTAACATCCTGAATAAGATGTACAAACAGTGGATGGATATGCATACAGCGGAGTAGTTGTGGGCAGTAGGATAGAAATGCAGAAACAGTGGACATGCGGAATAAGAGCGCGTACAGTAAGTTTGTGAATATCTCCAATGAATGTAGGAGTTAGACGGATGAACAAGACAGAAGCACTTGAATTGATCAGTAAGATAGCTGCAGGCCGTGGGCGTATGGACGGAGATCAGGCAGGCGCCGGGCCTGGTGGAGCATGTGTGTGTACGAAGTGCGGGGCGGCGGTGGCACATACAACCGCAGTTCCCTGTAATGAGCAGACATGCGCAAAGTGCGGGGGTACTATGACACGCGGTACATTGGACAAAGACGCAGCTCTTGAGCTGTTACGTAAGACAGCAGCACCTGGGACACAGGTTGTGTCAGGCAATGTCGTTACCGCTACCAAGCAGCCCACAGTGCCCCTGGCTCCGGGTAATCAATTGTCTGCTGACAATTCCGGCACACCAGATCAACTTTTTGCTGCTGCGGCTGCACCATCTGCCGGTGGATCTTCACCGATAGCAGACGGGGATAACAAGGACCCGCTCTTCGCCAAGATCGTGATACCTAAGCCGCACAGGGCGCCCGGTAATGCTTCTGCAGCGGGTGCGCTGTTGTCTAAGTGCGCGGCTATCATTCTGACACGTAATGCAAATGCTCCAAGGCCTTTCGCAGGCATTGCCAAGACAGCATCCCAGGATGAGGTCATTGCCGCGATCCTCAAACAGCATCGTGGCATGGACAAGACAGCCGGTCGCGTGGTACCTAACAGCGGTGGAAGTCTGTATGCCATTGGGAAGAACACCCCTATGCTGGACTTTGTGGACGGCTGGCTCACGAAGATCAAGAGCATGAGCATGGATGATTACATCGACAGCATGCATAGCAAAGATGCTGTGAACGGTCACGCTTGACGCAACCCCTGTTGAATTTCTCTCGAAACCTTTACCGGAGAACTTGACATAGTGTGATAGATATGCTATAGATATATCAAACCAGTAGCGATGGTGCTGCTGTCTTATTGGAAAACGGATATGATATTTGTAAGCAAGGGAAAAAGCGCATGAACCTTTTCATGGACACAGAGTTCACCGGGCTGCATCAGAACACAACGTTGATCAGTATAGGCATTGTCTCAGATCGAGACGATGCCTTTTATTTTGAATGCACGGACTACGCCAAGGAGCAGTTGGATGAACGGCTGCAGCAGAATGTTATGAACAATCTGCTAGGGCTGTCGCTCGATGATCTGTACTTTCGATGGAACGAGGAAGGACCTGTCGAGGCAGGGGGCGCCGGGACGACAAAGGACTGCGTTAAGCTGCTGAAACGCTGGCTTGCTGCGATTTTTGAAGAGGCTGCGGATGAACTGAATGAACAGCTGGTCATATGGTCCGATGTAAACGCGTATAACTGGGTGCTGTTCTGTGAGCTGTTTGGAGGGGCGTTGCATCTCCCGACTGATATGGTTTACTATATTCCGATGGATCTGGCTACGGCTTGCGCAGAAGCAGACTTTGATCCTGATTTCTCCAGAAGTCAGATTGCATCCGGGCATATGCCTGACTTCGGGGACATGAAGCACAACGCATTGTATGATGCGTTCGAGGTGCGTGCGTGTCACAGATACCTGACGTTGCACAAGATGGACCTGATGAAAGAGCGGCATGAGCTGGAGCGTGCGCTGATCATATCTCAGGGGCAAAGTATGCTGACGAGCGACCGTGACGCCGTAAAGGCACAGAATGAGGGGCTTCTGGACAGCATTCTCAACAACTCGAAAGTCCTCCAGTTGGCTTCGGAGAACCTCCGGGAGGTTGTTGGCGAAGAGCTTGGACAGCCCCTGGATGAGAGCAGCACCGATTCTTCGCAAGATACTCTCTTCCTCGAAGGTGAACTGCCGGGTGCTCAGAAGAATTTATATGGTGCTGTGGTTATTGGGGAGGTAATTACGCGGAGGGGTTCTCAGGGTAGGATGCGCCTGCCAGTCACGGTGCAGGGCATGTTCCGTGAGATAGATCCTTCAGCGAAGACGGAACCTCAGCAGGTAAAGAACATGATAAAGGAACACATGCGCATGCGAGGCAAAGAAGGTGAGTTGCGTGGTATTCACGAGACTTTTGGACATGTACCGACAGTGCAGGAGATATCCAGGAAGTTGTACGGTGCCTGGTGGCAGATCTGGAAGCATAAATGGTTCAAGGAACTGATAGGCAGAAGGGGTGTGTAGAGTAGGCATGTGCAGAAAGCTGCACTTCTTTATAACAGGAGGCCACAGGTCATGAATAAGAAGACATCTAAAAAGACAGAGCTGGTAATGCTGTGCGTATTTGGATACCTGTCGCTCAGTATGCTGGTATTCAGCTTCAGGAATCCGGAATTCACGAATATGCAGTGCATGCTGCATTTCCTAGATGCCGTAACCTGGAACCACGACGTAGATGCATGGGGAGAGTAAGGAGTTTCAAATGACTGATGTACTGCAACAACGTATGATACAGGCCGCAAACACTCTGAGGTATGTCGCTGAGCAAGATGCAAATGGTATCATGGAGGTGTGGGCAGAGTGCTGGGTAGGTGATGCTCATATCCTGTCCGCGCGCTATAGGTGTGAGCAGTCAGTATTCAGGGAAATAGTCTCCCCGGAGAGGATAGTTGAGATGATGGCAGATGCGGCGAAGTCTGTATTTGAAGAGGTGAGCTGGAGCAGTCTGTATCTGAAGAGGTGAAGCGGAAGGTAGAGCGGGAGCGGCCTGAGATGTCCCGCTGCACATGTCATGAGCGCGACAGCGCGTATGTCTGTGAGCATTGCTATGCGCAGGGCCTGCGCGGGCATGCTCAGGAAGGTGGAGAATGAGATTTCCATGTATAGACTGCGCACGTAAGCATCTGGCCCAGGCCACAGTACTGCTTGGTGAAGTGCATTTAGGATATCCGGATCATATCTGGATAGCTATAGGGCATTTGGCGGAAGCCTCTGATGAGTTGATATCAGATGGTCGTTTTGATCGACTCGCGAACATGATCCGTTCTGAGCGCATCCAGCTGATGCGGGACCACGGGTATCGGCCGGTGCTGATGAAGTATATTGAAATGATCACAGCGCTTACACGATCATTCAGAGAGGGAGAAGCCGGTGAACCCTCTGTTGAGAACGATGCTTCTGCGGGAGATGGCTATTCTGCCGAAGAGCAGGCACTTACCGAGTAGTGTGGAGTGGAGACGATTTGAAGAGGATATATCGAGGGCTATGAGCACACAGGCGACCACAGACGATGATTGCGGAGATCCGGCGGTGCTGGATGCGTATAAGCTGACAGTGGAGGCTATCGAGGCGTCTGGGGATTACATGGCCATGGATTTACTTGACCATCACAGATCACAGATAGAAGGTAATCGCGATATGTCCGAGTGTCAGAAAGATCCGCGCAGAGAGGCTCTGACAGACATGTGGGATAGATGGGGACTGCATTCATGATATGCCCAAACTGTAAACAGGCAAAGATGCGGGTGCGGTCAACGCTGGCAACACCGGATGTACCGGGACAGGTGCTTCGTAGAAGGTACTGCCCTGCCTGCAAAATCAGAGGATGGTCCTCTGAAACGTTTATCGACGACACGATGGTTCAGGCTGATAAAGGATCGAAGTAATGACAGTTATTCGTGATGGGTGGTCGTTTCACCAGTCAGCTATGGAGAGCGATGATCTGCGGCTGGACTTGGCATTCGGAGCGCCGGGGGCTCCTGCACGGGTTCGTTTCATGGAGCTTGTTACGCAGGATAATATGTTTGAGCAGCAGGAGGGCGGGTTGCTGAGGTACAGCAAGAGCGCACGTGAGCAGTACGATGTGTGGATGCAGGCGCTGGTCACTTCAGAGCACAGTCTATGGAATGAAGCGGGCGATGCGTACCCTATTAACGGTACGATGGCGCATGGTGTAACAGTTGTAGTCGGCGCAGGTCCGGAACTCGATCCTGACTTTGTGGAAAGCCTGCGGGAAGCCGGTGCCACTGTCATTGCTGTGGGAAATGCGATTCAGTGTATAAAGCAGGCGCATATCTGGGTAGGTACGCATGCAATTATGTCATATGTTCCTGAAGGGCTGCTTGCACAGAACTGTGTAAGCATTATACCGCTGGAGCGTTTTGGGGAAGATCTCTGGGATGCGGCGCAGCAGAAGTTTCTTAAGCGGACTGCGCGGGAGTGTCCGTTTGTATTTGGATACACCAATCAGCCGAAGCTGACGTTTGAGCAGTTTTTCGAGGAGCCGGAGGTTACAGATTTCGGTACCGGTTCTTCCTTTATAGCGGCACTCTCGGTAGCGGTACTCACAGGTGCCTGGAACATCCTGGTATGCGGAGCACCCATGTTGCGGGAGGAGAACACGTACTGTTTTGTAAGCATGACGCCGGACCCGTCGGTGCAGCAGCGGAAGAATATAGGGTACGCTGCTGCCAGAGAAGTGCTTAGCGGATATGGCGGATTCTCCAGTGAATGTCGGAAGAGGTGTATACGAATTTACACGACGGATAACCTTTCGTACAATGATGTGCTCTGTATGAGACGCGAGGAGTTGGCTGCGTCTGTTCAGCGACTGTTCAGGTCGCGACGTAAACTGGACAGCACAAACGCTGCTGGTATACAGGCGCTGTTAACAGCCCCGGAACAGAAAGTACGGCAGAGTGTACGTATGTCTGAGGCGCACAGGGCACAGCTCAGGGCAGCAGATGTATGGGCGCATATCGATGTGCTTGCGGTAGAGCTTCCCCAGTATTTTGAGAAAGTAGTTGTGGCCAGTATGAAGCAGAGGCTGAGTGTCAGGAAAAAGGGATGTAGCCGGTGTCAGAAGAATCGGATTATAAGTGGCGTAATGCGCATGTTTGCCAAAGCGCATGCAGGTGATAAAGAGAAGATAGAACGGCTATGGAAGCGACTGTTTCCTGATCATTATGCTTTCAGGATAGGTACTACATTTATTGTGCGCGGAGATAGGGAGGAGGTTATTGGTGATGTCTAAAGAAGCAGATACAAAGATGGCGGAGATGGTACCCGGGTTTAAGGGGCTTGTAGCAACAGCCTCGACGTTTCATGAGAGTAAGCTGGCAGAGGCAGCAGTAAAAGGGAAGAAGGCACGTCTGGTGTGGTTACCCTTCGCTGAAAGGGTAAAGGCAATGCAGGCCAATCAACAGCAGGCCGCCCCCGGTGATAGGGGGGCTCCTGTAATTCGAGTGCACAGGGACAGGCCTACAAAGCTCATCATAGAGCAGTACCAGAGTCCGGGCGATGTGCTCATGTTGACGGCGACTATCAGGGACCTTCATGTGGCATATCCTGGAAGGTTCATTACCGATGTGCGCACTTCATGTCCACATTTATGGGAAGCGAATAAGGATATCACACCCATTTCGGATGATGATCCGGATGCCCAGAAGTACTTGGCGGAGTACAAGTTGATCGATGAGAGTAATGAGGGTCCTTGGCATTTCATTTTCGGGTTTCATGATGACTTTGAGAGGAAGACAGGTATTCCGGTACGTCCGACAAAGTTCTGGCCGTATGTAGCCCTTGCTGAGCATGAGAAGGGGTGGCTCAGCCAGATCTACGAACTTACCGGTAAGGATCTTCCGTATTGGATAATCGACGCAGGACGTAAAGATGATTTCACAGCAAAGATGTGGAATACGGACAGTTTCCAGGAAGTTGTAGAGCGGATGACCGGACATTACATTTGTGCAGATCGGCGCAGATGATCCAAAACATTATCACCCGGAGTTACACGGGGATAACATCATCAATCTGATAGGTAAAGACGGATACCAGGCAGTTCGTCCGGTTGATGTACCATGCGGCGGGTGTGATTACTCCTGTGTCTTTTCCTATGCATTTGGCGGCTGCTGTGGAGACCAAGTATTGCTATAAGAGACCGAGGCGCCCGTGCGTAGTCCTGGCAGGCGGCAGGGAACCCGCTTCCTGGGAAGGGTACACAAACCACGCGTATCTGCACAAATGCGGCAGGCTGCCCTGCTGTGACAATGGTGGATGCTGGGCATCCAGAGTAGTGCCTATCGGAGATGGGGACGAGAAGGATACTAAAAATCTCTGCAACAATGTGGTGTATTCGGAAAGCAATCAGCCGCTTCCGCTGTGTCTTGATCTCATTACGCCGGAGGACGTGATCCGAGCTGTTCGGGAGTACCTCATGTTCTATGACTACTCAGACCCCGATCCTGACAAATGGCATATTATGGATACGCCGAGGGAGCTTGTGATATGAAGGACCGAGCCGAAAAAGCGGCAGCGCTGTACAGCAGTAAAACGTTCGTAGCGTCGGGGGATCTTGATTTCTACGCGTACTGTTTCGGGCATGAGACGCGTCGGATGTTCCTGAAACCCCCCATGGAATGTATAGCGCTTAACCTGGGGTGCGGGTTCGGCCGGCTTATACCTCCTGCAGCCAGGGTATTTAAGATTGTGCTCGGTGTTCCGGCAGTAGATGACAGGGGGTATGTGGCAGCATGGCTCAGAGGGCAGGGCCTTGATAATGTGATGCTGCTGGAGAGTCTGGCGCAGGTTCATACGGATTCTATTGATTTTGTCTACGGAATGCTGAGCCTTGAAGAGGGTCTTACGCTATCCCGGTTTGAGGAGATACTGCAGGCCCTGCAGCGGGTACTTAAAGGACCGGCTCTAGGTCACCTGACATTCGCAAAACTGCAGGCGAACAGTGTGGTGGAGTATCAGGAGGGTGCCAATACGCCCTGTTACATGAAAACAACATTCGTGGAGCAGCTGCTGGAGAAGTATGGATTAACTCTGCAGCAGGGGTTTCTTGAAACAGCACGTTACGCATGGACACAGCCGGATGTGCTGCATGAGCAGGGTTCGGTGTTGTTTGCGAAGATGTCGCAGGAGATGCGTGAGCAGTTGAAGCATCCGGATGCGGAGCTTGAGAGAAGGCATTCGATATTGACAGAGGCAATCCCGACGGCGTTTGACCCCCTGCCTGCTGATGCAGTGCCTGCTATTGCGGTACCGGCTGCGGATATGTCTGCGGGGAAGCCTGTAGCAGTATCGTTGCCCGTTCCTGCAAAGATGGTGCAGAAGGTTGTTGCTGACGGGCTGCCTCCGCAGTTGAGGGCTGTTGCCATAGAGCCTGATGTAGCCCTGCTCAGGTATAATATGTTCCAGCCGCAGACCTTTTATAAGGAGCGGCATCGCTGGTATAAGATATGGCCGAAGTTTGCAAAGAGAGCTGCCGAGGCAGAGCAGCAGATGGACAGGGTAGCGGGTCGAAACTTCTCTGTGAGAATTGTTCCGCGTATCAAGCTGGTGAACTGGTTTGTAGACAATGTGCACACAGCGCCGGATCTTGCCGCTATCTTTTCGTTGATACCTCCCGCTGAGACCGTGGAAGTAGGTAACAAGAAGCATACCAAGCGTGAATTGTTTGATTTGGTCAAAGCTCGTCTTACAGGGGGCGTAGTAGCATCCCCTGTAAGTGTGACGAATCCGAAAAAGAAAGCAGTTCCTGTAGAAGTAATTCCCCGGCCTGCGGGGAAGTCTGTTTTCAAGATGATAGCCAATGCACACGCAGAGGGTGGCGGAGAGTTTTCCAGTGCGCACATCATGCAGATGTTTCTGGATATAGGTTGGCATGTGGAGTTCCATCCAACGGCAACTATGAGTAAGAAGTACCGGCTCCCGAAGGGCGTATCGGTGCTGCCGTCTATCGCCAGCGGAGCAGCGGACGGAACCAGTGATATCCTGATGGTGTACGCGAACGACTTTGTATATAGGCTGTGCAAGAACAAGAAGGTAATGGAGCGCCTGCTGGATAAGGCTGGGAAAGCGGCGACATGCATCAATTTTGTGATGGGCGAATCCTGGCAGCCGTGGTACAGTCAGCGTATGGATCTGTTTATGTTCCTGAACACTACCAAGGAAGGGGAGCTGCGGAAACGGTTTGTGGATAAGTCGTTACCCCCATCTAAGATGCTTACGCTGGCGCCTCCTGTAATCATAGAGGATTTCCTCTCTATCAAGCCTCAGTTCGACGGGAAGCTGCGTTTCATACGGGCGTCGAGAAAGGGTAAGTATCCGCAGGAAGATACTCTCACGCTGCTGAAACGTTGGGAGCAGATGTGTGGAGACAGGGCAGAGTTCTGGTTCATGCAGACACCTGACTATGTGGAGAAATTGTACAAGGCCGATCCGCGTTTCAATATGCTTGGCTGGAATGCCATGGGTATTCCTGAGTTTCTGGCAAACGGGAATCTGTTTCATTATCATCTCACACCGAGATTGAGGGATCAGGGGCCTCGGGTCATTGTCGAAGCGATGAGTGCAGGAATACCTGTGATAGCGGATAACAGAGATGGAGCGATGGATAGGATAACTCAGGAGACAGGATGGCTCTGTAATACTGTTGAAGATTACCTGAACTCTGTACAGTCAATATTGAGCTATCCGGACCTCCTGGAGGACAAAGGAAATGCAGCTAAGCAAAGGGCTGCTGAACAATTCAGACCGGAAGTGTGGAGAACCGCGCTTCTTGACATGTAAGGAGAATTGCAGATGGCAAGCATTCCTATTGCAATGAGATCCAGAAACAGACCGGTGTATCTGGACACAACTCTGAAGAGCCTGTGGGCTACTGATATACCTTCGGATGCTCCGATGATTGTAGTCGATGACTGCAGTGATGATGAGCTGCAGCTGAAGTATCTCAACACCTGTGACGATTTTGTGCTTCCGCAACCGCAGATTTGGCGAAGAGATGCGAAGTTCGTCAATGCGGCTGCAACGTTTGCACCTGTTCATAGACTTAAAGGGATAGCCGACAAGGTCGAAGTGGTTCATCCGGAAATGCGCATGGGCGTGTTCCATGGCGTGTTCTGGTGTGTGCAGTATATGATGGAACGGTTCCCTGAGGCAGAGGCAATTATTCTAATAGAGGCCGATGCGGTGTTCCACAAAGACTGGTACACAACGTTGATGAATGTTTTTCCTGAGGTGCAGCATGCCAAAGGACCTAACGGTGACACGTTGGGGCTATTGACGTGTTACGATCGTATTGGAAGCGGTCAGGGGGACGACCCTCCATGGACGTGGCGTAAGGTCAAAAAGCTGGCAAATGGGCACTGGGGATGTAGTAGAGCTATCGGAGGTGTAGTGTATCTTGTGCACCGTGAGTTTTACAAGAGGGCAATAGATGTGTTCAGGCAGCTTGCCCTTGGAGGCAGGCCGGGTAAGGTCTCCGGAGACACCGCTATACAGGGTCTCGCAGGAGACAGAAACTGCAATCTGGCGGCCACACGGCCTTCCTTCTGTCAGCATATCGGTGTAGAGTCTCTGGCATGGCCGAGTAAAGGATACAGGTACTGTCGTAATTGCAAGAAGCCGATTGCATTCGAGGACGAAGGCCCTGACGGGTATTTCAGCAAGGACTGGCAATGATCAAAGACAAGGTACTTAACTGGAAAAAAGAGCCCATTGTTGTTGCGCGGGTGAAGGAGCCCGGTTGGATTATCATAACCGGCAGCATGGTGTATCGCACGAATGCTGAAGGGCATATTGTAAAAGCAGAAGCAGCTACGCGGGTTCTGGTAGAGGTAATCGCCAAAAATGCCGGTAAAGATATTGGGCCGGACCTCGCCGCGCAGGCACTGAAAGGTAGAGACTGATGAAACAGGAAAATGTATTTGTGCAGGCTCCCGATGAAGCTGAAGTGCCTGAGGGAGGCAAGAGGCACCATCAGTGGCGTGGAGTTGTTGTACTGGATGCCGCTGAAGATGATTATGATTTTGGAAATATGCAGCATCCGGAGGGAGGGACACGGGTACCACTGGCTGTAGATACCGGGGGAGCCCCTACCAGTCCGTATGGAAAAGTTGTGCAGGGGTATCATGTACGTTTCATGAAAGATGGGACTACTGAGCGTATTGCTCCGCTTATTCCGTCGTTTCTGGAAGACTCTGAGCAGGAAGGGCAGGAAGGGCAGGAAGGGCAGGAAGGGCAGGAAGGGCAGGGGGAATCAGAGTCTGGGAACATAGAGGACAAGGCAGAGAGCCTGGACCTGGATGCAGCCAGGGCTATGTTGGATAATATTGAGGAACAGACTGCTGCAGTTGAGCAGCACGAAGAAGTGCAGATTTCTGCACAAGCTCCTATCGTGATGAGGCAACCGTTACCGGATGAGATGATCGAGGTGCAGCTCAGTGGAGATTTTGGAGAGTTCAAGGGGCAGTATCGAACAGCAGTGCAGGATGGGATGTTCCTGGTGCTGTGCCATGACCTTACTTCTTCGGTGTTTACACCTCCCGCTTCAGAGAACTCTTTCCGAATCGTTTGTGGCGGAGAGGAACATCAGGTATATTTCATGGGTATCAGGTTCAGCATCGAGGATCTCGGGCTGGGCTTCCAGGTGATGGTGCTTGCACAAGGTGAGTCCTGATGGCATTTAATGGCATTTCTTCTGCGGAGAGCCTTTGGGCAGGTGCTGGTAGTAAAGTCAGCTCCCCATTTGAGAGTCTTTCACGAAAACTGTTTCCACAGACGATAGAACAGGTGATGGCCTGGTCGCAGGAACTGTGGATGCGTCAGGGTATTTACTCAACAGCTATCTCCAAGGCTGTTCGCTACTTTATGACAGAGGTGGAAATCATCGGAGAGGATGTTGATTACAAGACCCGGCAGAAGTATCTGAAGACGATTGACGAGAATTTTGATATCAAGGGAGAGGCTGCTACCATAGGTGATGACTTTATTGCCTGGGGCAACTCTTTCACCTCCCTGCAGGTTCCGTTCATCCGACAGCTCGTATGTACAAAGTGCGGGTTCAAAGCACCACTGAGAAGGATGTTTGAAGAGAAGCACGCCAACTGGCAGAGAGATCATTTTCAGGGGAAGTGTCCTGGGTGCAGGCGCGAGGGCGTATACAGGCATGAAGATTTTAAGCAGTTGGGGGTAGAGGCAAAGCCTGTCATTGTAAGGTGGCCGCCGCAGTTTATGAGGCTGAAGTATCATCCAATCAGTCAGCGGACAGAGTACCGGCTTGACCTGAAGAACTACACAGAGCTGACGGTACCTGTCAAACGGGGAGACCCTCTGTTTCTGGCTGACACTCCATGGGAGATTATTGAAGCCATCGTGACGGACAAGGAGTTTGAGTTTGATGCAGATGAGATCTACCACATGCGGAATCAGCAGGCAGCATTTCAGCAACCGGCTCTGAAGGGCTGGGGGTTACCGAAGTTTCTGTGTGAGTTCGAGACTGTTATCCTGATTGTGATGATGGATAAGTTCAATGAGTGCATCCTGTCTGATTACCTTATCCCGTTCAGGGTACTGACTCCGCCACAGGCGAATGATGTGACAGCAGATCCCATGCTCAACATCGGCATGAGTGAATTTACGTCTCATGTGCAGGGGATGCTTGACGGGCATCGCAGGAATCCGACTGATTGGAACTTCCTGCCGTTCCCTCTGCAGTACCAGGCTCTCGGTGGTGAAGCGAAGGATTTGACCCCAGTGGAGTTCCAGGAGCATTTTGAAATGCGCCTGCTGCACTGTATGTCAATACCGGAAGCTTTCTCGAAACCTGCTACACAGGCCAACGCGCAGCCCCTTATCGATTTCAAGATGTTCGAGAGATTCTGGCAGCATTTCGCACATGAGATCAACAGCTGGGTGAACTGGTTGACCAGGAAGCAGGGAGCACTGGAGAACTGGGAAAGAGTGGATGCCCGGTTTATACCGTCGTCTCTGTATGAAGATCCGGCGATACTGCAGGCCAAGGGTGAGCTGGCAGCTGCCGGAAAATGCTCGAATACGACATTCTATAGAGCTATAGGTCTTGACTACCTGTATGAGATGAAGCGCACCTTTGAAGAGGAGGATGAAGTCGCGGAGCTGCAGGAGGAACGCCAGAAGAAGATGGAAGACAGTCAGGCAAACCTGCAGGCTGTCAAGACACCGTCTCCCGGAGAACAGCAGATGATGGCGGAACAGATGGCGGGCCAGATGCCGATGCCTGGAGGTGCTGAAGGCGGAGCGGGTGCTGCAGGGGGTGGAATGATGCCTCAGGCAGGTCCTGGCGGTGCCATGATGCAGGGTGGTGATATGAGTGCAGCAGGTATGATGTCAGGCGCTACGAACGTAACCATTGATGAGCTGCAGGCGCAGTCAGATCAGATAGCCATGGAGCTGCTGTACGCAGACACAGCAACGCGTCGTAGAACGCTTACGGCGATTAAGCATCAGAACGAGACGCTGTATGCTCAGGTTAAGAGTCGATTGAATGATCTGGAACAGATCGGCCGGACGACCGGGGTGCAGATGTTGAGACAGGGTCAAATACCTATTCAGTGAGGGCGTTATGGACGTACATACATGGGATGGATTTGTTGAAGGTTTCTTCAAACAGGCGGCGCCTACAGCTGCGGAAGAGCTCGCAACCCGTGTTGCGCAGAAGCAGGTACCCCCATGGAAGACAAGGCTGGAGGATTTGGGAAAAACGTACGGCAAGGATATTCCGGGGTTTCAGGCCAATCAGCCCAGCCGGGAACAGGTCGAACGCCTGATGGGCAGAGAACAGGGGATTTTGGATTTCTTTGACAGTGCTGCGGTACAGGCCGGTACCATGACACTGGGCGGAGGCGGTGTAGGTGCAGGTATCGGAGCGGCCATAGCAGGGCGTGAAGGTGCTGTGATGGGAGGAGCAGTTGGAGCTCTTGTGGCATTTGTGGCGCAGACACTGTTCGGAGATGCGAAGGAAGTGCAGAAAGCCTGGACGACCGTGAGAGACTGGATCAGTAAAGGCGTGATGCGCTGGAATGTCAAAAGGCTTGTGAGCCAGAATCAGGATGCGGCGGCAAAGGCTATGGAGGCGCCTCAGCCCGAGCCACCGGCACCTGTGAATACCGGAGCAGAGACCGTAGCGGCTACTGAGCTGCAGGAACGCGTAGATGCCAATGCAGGAGGTGCCTCACCGAAGGTTCCTGCGAATGTAGGGTCGCCTGCAGTGCCTGGGCCGCAGCCGCAGAATGAGGCGGAGAAGACGCAAGCTGTGGGTAACCCGGCAGTTGCAGCAGCGGCTGCAGCGGCTGCAGAAGGGCGGGCAACAGGTCAGGATCTTCCTCCTGATGTGAGAACTGATCAGGGAGGTGCGCCCAAGATGCCTACGCGAATCACTACGACTAAGGTTGAAGAGCCGTTTGACAGCTCTTTCAACGGAGGTTGATATGGCGGATATACCTATTAACGCCCGTGCATTCATGACGGGTTATATGTCCAAAGAGGCCTTTGACTTTGTAGGGCCGAAGGGCAATCGGTCTGCAGATAACTCTTTGCTGGGTGGTGCTAAGAATACAGCACTAGGGATGATACCCGGAATGCCTGATTTTCAGGCGGCGCAAACCCCCGAGCACAGTCCTATGGTTCGAGCCGGGAAGCGTGTAGGCAGGGTTGCAGACACTGGGATCACGGGCGTAAAAGGTGTGGCACATGAAGCGGAGCGGTCCTACAAGCATTTGCGGGCGACTAATGATTGGTGGGATAGGGTAAGCCCTATTATAAAGAATATCAGTCAGTTTATGACGCCAGAGAATATGCAGAAGATGCGCACCGCAGGTATAGGCGTAGGAGCAGGACTGGTGGGCCTTCCTTTGATGAGTATGGGCTTTAACGCCATGAATGCACACAAACTCCGGCAGATATATCAGAGACTGGGTAAGCTCAATCCGCGACCGGCTGCGGGTGCGACTACTCCTCAGGCACCGTACGCGTACAGACTACGTCAGTGAGGTAGCTATGGCGTTAGAAATACCTACATGGTATGAGAAGAATATCGGTGGACAACAGTCTACCGAATTGCCTTTTTTAGCAACATCGCTCGGTGCTGCAGGGTACCTTGGCGCTCCATGGCTTGCAAAGAGAATGATCTCTGCAATGTCTGTAGGGATGTCTCCGGCAGAAAAGCGGAAGATGTTGGAGCAGATGAAGGAGAGAGGCTCATTCAAACGTATCGGCATAGGTGCAGGACTTACAGGCGGAGTGCTGGGTGCATTGTATTCTCGGTACAAACATAAAGGGGTGCCCGAGGCATATGCTGCGGGTACCTTGACAGCACCTACGGCGTACAATCATATCCCTTATCATAGCGGGCGTGTGTCGATGCAGCAGAAAACAAGCGCACAGCTTCTGAAAGACGCAGGATGGGGACGGAAGACACCAACCCGTTTACCGGGCAGCGAATACCTGTGAGAACGTCTATAGATTTGATAGATACAGATCCTTTTCTGTCGGTACCGCAGAAGAACAGAGCTACCGGCATTGTGGAGCATGCTACGCAGAATAGGAGCACAGGGCTGGTGAGCGGGAAAGATCTGGCCATGGCCGCGTTAAGACTTGGGATAGGATTCGTACCCTCATTTTACTTTGGCAAAGCCGTAGGGGGTGTGCTGGCGATGCCTCCGCCTGTGACAAAACGTCTGAGCAGGGTAGGTGGAGTAGCAGGCGCGATCATCAACTCTGGAATATTTGGAGGTAGCTAGATGTATTTTAAGACACCAATGCTGCAGGGGTTTACCCATGCGTTTTTCAAAGAGGCTGGGGGGTGGGGTGAGGCGCTCAGCGGAGCGCTCGGCGGCGGGGCTGAAGTGGTTACAGGTGCGGCTGATGTTGCGCAGGACACTATAAATAGCTATGTGCTGCCTACGGCAATCCTGGCCCCTGCCCTATTGGGGCTTGCTACGGGGGCAATGCATTCCAAGCTGACATCCCCCAGTAAGCTGGACCAGGAGGGGATACAGAAGGCAATCCTGGCTGCAGAGCTTGAAGAGTTTGCAGCGGAGCTGAAACGTAAAAGAGCGCTTGCTATTGAGCATCAGAGGGATCGTGAGAGGGCAGCGGCGAATCCGGTACGCAGTATTCATGGGGCCTGATCCCCTGTCTTTTTTTAGGTAATAGATATGGCTAATGAAAACAGTTCGGACACAATGTCGGTGCATGTGCAGGGTACGTATAAAGGGTTCCCGTACGAAGGTCCCCCGATAGACATAAAGGAAAGCGACCCTGATCACTTCAAACCAACGATGCTCCGCAAAGTGCACGTGAAACAGTTTGACACAACGGATGTCGAGTCGCTTAAAGAATATGAAGAGATATCGCAGAAATTGGTTATGGGCCGGGCGGTTGTTTCTTTTGAAGAACGTCGTTTTGATCTTAGACTGAAAGGGTGGCGTATCCTTTTGAGATGGTTTGAAGTATATTATGGGAAACCTGTAGCCACCCCTGCCGGAACATTTGTTGGAGATAGATAATGTCAGATAATCAGCTTACCCCGGTTCTTCAGCACAGTGGTCGCATAGCGATGGGATGGGGCCTGTTGTTGTATATGATCAGGCAGGGTGCATTGAAGGCGCAGGCAGCTGAGCAGACACGAACTGACGATAAGCTGCAGTCATATGTCAATGCGAGATATCCTGTGCTGTCCCTGGACCCCAGTCTCCGGGATGCAAAGACAGAGAAAAAGCGCAGAGGTGCGGGAGTACCTGAATTCGATGCGCTGCCTGAGGTGGATAAGCAGGCTGATTGGAAAGAAACGATGGGGGAGGTAGGGGGCAAAATGAAGGAGATAGCCAACGACTGGTTGAACCCCCTTGCGTTCCTGCGGGATGAAACAGGACAATACCCTGCATCTTTCACAGAGACCATACACAGGCTGCAGCGGGGAAGGTATGATCCGAGGCATTTGGCATTTGTGACAGCCGCGCTGGCTTTGGGTGGAACAGCTGGCTGGAAAGCTGCAGACCGTAAAGCGGATCTGGCGCGCAAGGAACAGCTCACAGATCGTGTAGACCTGCGAAGGAATGAGATTGATAAGCTGATGTTCAACGAATACAAGCGGATCAATGAGATGCCGAAGCTTGCGGAGTGGATCTCCAAGGATGCTGAGCCCAAAAATGAGAATGTATCTCAAGCCTCTGTGCTGGGACTTGCGGCGAATCCCTTCAAGGACCCTAAAGGGTCTGTCAATGCAGCCGCAGCCCTTGCCTGGGTATACTTCATCGGTGCATCAATGGTAGCACATTCCGCATCGAAGAAGTACATGGATAGCAACGACCCTTCGCGTATCAGGCAGAAAGGTCTGATGCGTATCGCCAGAGACAAGGCGAAGGTGACTGATGCTCCTGTGCTTGTGATGGACGACAACAGATACATGCAGCGGCTTATGGGTTCTGCCAAGGGAAGGCAGTCCCCGGAAAAAGCGCCTGCTGGCCAGAACATTCCGATAGACCCCCGTGACGGACCGGGTATGCAGCAACTGCTGGAGGTCTGAGCAGCTTATGCCTTCGATCACAGCTACGAATGATTACGATGCTCGAAGAAAACGGATCTTCGAAGAAGCAGCTTCTGCTGCGCAGGAGGCTTTCCCGGTAGAGAACGATAGGTTCCAGCTGAAGCTGGGAGGCGTGAAGTATCAGGGACCGGAGACCTATAGTATTGCTGATGAGAAACGGGCGATACTTCAGAGCACTTCCCTGACAAGGCGTCTTGTAGGAAGCATGAACCTGGTGGATCGTGAAACAGGGGAGGTAGTTTCTCAGACCCCTGCAAAGACTCTTGCTAATATTCCGTACCTCACACGTAGAGGTACCTTTATCCGTAAGGGTGTCGAATACACTGTTCCCTATCAGGCACGACTTGCCGCAGGGACGTACACCCGTGTGGGGGATGACGGGGTAACCGAGACACAGTTCAACGCCAAGCCCGGAACAGGCCCTAACTTTCGCGTATTCATGGACCCTGCCAGCAGTGTGTTCTATATGCGGGTTAAGGGACGTAAGGTGCCTATGTACCCCGTTCTTAGACGTATGGGGCATCCCGAGGAAGCTATGGCGAAAAGCTGGGGACCTGATATACTGGCTGCCAACAAGCAGGTGGAGCATTCACCGCATGCTATTAGCTGGATGAAGGGCATTATGGAGAAACGGCAGGAGCGTGAAGCGAAGCTCCTGGACAAGACCGCAGCCACTGCTGATGTGGATACAACACCGCAGGCTTTGACGGAATTCTTCGGCAGGGCTGAGCTGGATGAAGATGCGACAACAGCGACATTCGGCAAACCGTATTCGCGTGTGACACCCGAGGCTATGGTCAGAGCATCGGAGCGTATCCTCGGGGTATCCAGAGGTACGGAAGACGCTGATGACAGGGATGGGCTGGAGTTTCAAAGTGTACACTCCTTTGCAGATTTTCTGAAGGACAAGATTCGATTTGATCAGAATAGAGTGCTCAGGCAGGCGCTGTGGAAAGCGACTAACAGGGGTAACCTGGATAGGCTGCAGCCGGGTATCCTTGACGCGCATATAGATCATTTTTTCTCAGATGCCGGGCTGGCGCAGGCAGTTGAGAGCATTAACCCGCTGCAGTTACATGATCAGAACCAGCGGCTTGTCCGTACCGGTGAAGGCGCAATGAGTTCTGTGGATAGCATCCCCCGCGAGGCAAGAAATGTTCAGCCGAGCTACATGGGTTTCCTGGACCCAGTAAGAGCTCCGGAATGTTACCCAAGTGGCTCTTACGTAATGACTTATGACGGTTGGAAGGCTTGGGAAGATGTCACAGATAAAGATCGTTTTTTGTGCAATGTAGACGGCAAGCCAACATTCTGCTTGCCTGAAGGTGTGGTACATCAAGCATACGCCGGGCCTATGATAGGCTTGAAGGCAAAGAAGCTGAGCTATCTGGTCACCCCTAATCATAGACTGTGGACGAAGCCTGCTAAGAAAAAGTCACTTTTTCGTTTCGAGTTTGCGGCAGAGACACTGGGTAAGCGTAGAAAATTTTTAGCCAGCACCGGTGAATTAAATCGAGGCACTGCTTCAGATGTATTTGAGCTACCACCCTGCCCGCAGGCTAGAAAAGGTCCCCGGACAGATAAGGGCATCCCCATACACATGGGCACATGGTGTACTTTTCTCGGGTGGTATTTAGCAGAAGGTCATGTGACATGGGACGCGGATAGCCCGTGTTATAGGGTAAGCATTACGCAATCGGAAAGCATCAATCCAGAACATTGTGCATCGATTAGACAATGCTTGAGCAGTATGTCTTTTAACTGGAATTACACGGCGTCTAATTTACAGCACGTCGTTAACTCTAAACAATTAGCATACTATCTACTCCCTTTCGGAAAAGCAGCTGACAAAAATATACCGCGTTATGTGTTTGAACAAGATAGCAAATGTCGGAAGCTATTTCTGGATGCATATCTAGCCGGAGATGGCCACAAAGAAAAAAGAAAGAGCGGTGCTTCGTATGTGGCGGTTACTACGTCATACCAATTAGCATTAGATGTGCATGAACTGGCCCTTTCTCTAGGGTATACAGCCAGTATTCGTCGGAGAAACACTCCAAGTTTTAGAAAGATGCTGGCGGGTAACTGCAGACAGCAGTGGTTGATCAGTATACGCCAGGGGCCTGCGTGTAAACACATAACATGCCGTTCAACTGCAGATTACGGAAGAGAAGGTCTGAAGAGGTACGGGCATTACATAGAAAGGTACGATGGGGATGTACATTGTGCCACGGTTCCCGGGGGGTTGTTGTATGTGATGAGTAGGGAGGGTCACAGTTTCTGGTGCGGTAATAGCAGGAAGATCGGCGTGGACATGTACTTTGCGCAGGGTACTGCCGTCGGTAAGGATGGGAACCTTTATAAGCAGTTCACAGATGCACGGACAAACCGTCCGCGCTGGGTGAGTTCCAAAGAAGTTAGTGGGCTGAATATCGCGTTCCCAGGAGCTATGGCATCAGGTAAAGAGTATGTACCGGCTATGGAACGCTCCCGTGGGATCTTCTATCTGCCTCGTGATGAAGTGGATCTTGAAGTATCTTCCGGGGACTCCCTGTTCAGCACCGGTTCCAACATGGTACCCGGGAAGAGTGGCACTAAAGCAATGCGACTGCTGCTGGGAGCTAAGGGTGCGGGTAATGCATTGCCGCTGGTAAAACGCGAGCAGCCCCTGGTGCAGACGCAGTCACCGGAGACAGGACGTCCTCTCGAAGAGGATCTGGCAGAAGTTGCAGGCGCTATCAAGGCGAAGCAGCCAGGTATCGTAAAGGCTGTCTACAAAGACCACATCACCGTAGGACATCGAGATGGTAGTGAAACTCGTCACGAACTATATGACAATTTCCCGTTTGCCAGAAAGACGGCTATCAGGAATATGCCTACCGTCAAGGCAGGGCAGCAGATAGCCAAGGGGGATGTGCTTGCCACGAGTAACTACACGGATGATAAAGGCAAGCTGGCACTGGGCACCAACTTTCGCGTAGGATACATGACGTGGAGGGGGCACAACTTTGAAGACGCTATTGTAATTAGCGAGAGTGCCGCGAAGCGCGGAACATCGGAACAGATGTACCATAGTGATGTGACTCTTGACGAGGACATGCGGGAGGGTAAGGAAACTTTCGTAAATGCATTCCCTGCCGAGTTTACCAAGAAACAGCTTGAGACCATAGACGGCACAGGGATGGCTAAGCCTGGAACCGTGCTTCAATACGGAGATCCTATGGTGCTCGCCATTCGTGAAAGAGAACCCACTCTCAGCTCCATGGGACGGCGTTCTATACGCAATGAGGCTGTAACGTGGAAGCATCAGGTACCGGGCGTAGTTACCGATGCTGAGAAGACCCGCAGTGGCATATCTATTTATGCAAGGGCCAACTCACCGATGCAGGTCGGAGATAAAATGGCCGGGCGTTACGGGAATAAGGGGACGATCTCTTTAATCGTCCCTGATGATGAGATGCCGCGTAACGAAAAAGGACTGCCTATGGAGATCCTGCTGAGCCATTTGGGGGTCTTGACACGTACGAATAACATACAGCTCCATGAAGCTCAGCTTGGCAAGGCTGCGAAGAAGCGGGGAAGGCCTTATACGATACCGGGGTTCATGGACGAGGACATGAACGATTTTGTTGATCGGGAGCTGAAGGCCAACAACCTCAAAGATACGGAGACGCTGTTCGACCCGGATTCAAAGAAGAATGTTGACGGGATATACACAGGTAATGCATACTTCTATAAGTTCAGTCAGATGGCGGATTCGAAAGCAAAGTCCAGAGCTGTTGCAGGGTACACCCAGGAGGAGCAGCCGAGCAGAGGCGGAAGCACTGGCGCGAAGCATTTTGGGGACATGGAATGGCAAGCGCTCCTGGCACATGGTGCGGACAATGTGATTAAGGACCTGAAGCTGATCAAAGGTCAGAGGAACAACGAGTTTTGGAGGCAGATACGCCTCGGGCAGACCCCTTCCATGCCGAAGACCCCGTTTGTCTATGAGAAGTTCGAAGACCTGATACGTGCATCAGGTGTGAATATCAACAAGAAAGCTGAGGGGGACAGTCTGTTTGCCATGACGAATAAAGAGGCGGAAGGTCTCACAGGCAATCGACGCATAGTAAATCCAGGAACATTCAGCGGAACGACACTGGCACCTGTTGTAGGAGGCCTGTTCGATCCTGAGATGACAGGGTCGAAGGCGAATGGGGACAAATGGGCATATATCCAGCTTCCTGAACCTATGCTCAATCCTATTATGGAGAACCCGGTACGGTCTATCCTCGGAATTACAAAGAAGGAGCTGGAGGCCATACAGTCAGGGGAAAAAGAGGTAGAGGGCAAAAGAGGTGGACCTGCATTGAAAGAGCTGCTGGACAATCTCAATGTTCCGGCATTGATGGCTCAGACAAAGGATGATATCCTTAATGGTGCAGAAAGCAACAGGGACAAGGCCGTAAAGCGATATGGGTTTTTATCAGCATTGCAGAAGCAGGGCATGACGCCTTCAGACTTTATGATGACACGTGTACCGGTGCTTCCTCCGAGATATAGGCCGATCACCCGGCAGAGCAGTTTGACAATGGTGTCCGACCTGAATTACATGTACAAGAATCTGCTCGAAACGATCGAGGATTTCGAAGAGACAAAAGATTTGCCTGAGGGTGTACGGACTGCGGCGCGCAGTGACATTTATGCCGGATACAAGGCTCTGACAGGGATGGAGCCGCCGAAAAAAGAAGAGCTGCAGCAGAAGCGTGTAGGCGGTGTGATACAGCAGTTGTTCGGTAAAAACTCACCTAAGCTGGGGTTTGTCCAGAGACGCCTGATCGGTGCGAATGTGGATATAACAGGGCTCGGAGTGATTACACCCAATCCTTCGCTTAGATTGGATCAGGTAGGGCTGCCCGAAGCATTGGCCTGGGATTTGTACGAGCCTTTCATTGTCAGAGACATGGTGCAGAGAGGTGCTCCGGCTACAACAGCCGCTAAAAGTGTCGCCAAGCATGATGCATCCGCTATGGAGGCATTGCAGCGGGTTGTAGCGTCCAGACCGCTTCTGATAAACAGAGCGCCGTCTCTGCATAAGTTCAGCATCATGGCGGCTAAGCCGGTACTTGTCAAAAGCAATACGCTTCAGGTCAGCCCGTCGGTAATCGGTCCGTTTAATGCGGACTTCGACGGGGATATCATGAGTTTCTCGGTACCGGTATCCAAGGCAGCTGTCAAGGAGGCAAACGAGTTGATGCTTCCGCAGCAGAACCTGCACAGTACGCGGTCAGGCAGACCGCATTACGTACCGAAAAACGAGTATATTCAGGGCCTCTGGCTTGCTACAAAAGCGCCGGATAGAAAAAAGACCACTAAGCGTTTTCCGACAGAGGAAGCGGCACAAAAAGCGTATGAAAGAGGTGAGATACGCGTAGATGATCCGATCATGGTGGGGTAACATTGAGTTTTTCCGTGTATAGTACCACTGTGCAGACCTGTGGGTCTGGGGACTGGACCGGCAGCTTTTGTCTACATATTGAAAGGTGACAACCGATGCAGAAGATTACAATCAGAGGCGTACCTCCGGTAGCCGGTCAGGAGAAAGTGGCATTTGTGCCCCCAGGACCTCCTCCTGGCGGTGACCCGATGGCGGCTGCAGGTGGTGGGATGCCTATGCCTCCAGGGGCGCCCCCGATGCCCGGTGGTGGGATGCCTATGCCTCCCCCAGGTGGTGATCCTGCAGCGATGGGGATGCCTATGCCTCCCCCAGGTGGTGATCCTGCAGCGATGGGGATGCCTGCAACAGTGCCTCCTGATATGATGGGACCGCCTCCTCCTGGAGCAGACGCAGGAATGGCACCACCCCCCGGAGGTACGCCTGTGACATTGAATCTGGAGGATCTCCAGATGATTGTCTCCGATATGCTTGCTCAGGCAGGCGTAGGTGCAGAGGCAGCGCCCCCTTCCGCCGTAGAGCCTCCTGAGAAGGAGGAAGAGGTGAGCAGAGTCACGAACAAGAAGCTCCTGGCTGCCATGGACGAGCGCATGAACGGCATCGAAGACATGATAGCGCAGATGATGTCCGCTATGGGCATTCAGCCCATGCCCCCGATGGGTGGAGGGGGCCTTCCCCCAATGGGCGCGGAAGCGGCTGCTGCAGAACTTGCCGGGGCAGGGGGGCCTATGGACCTCGGTCCTGAAATGCTCGCAGCACCTCCCGGAATGCCTGCGGCGATGCCGGGTGCAGAGGTGCCGCAGGACGTGGTCAGAGAAGGATTCTCAGACGAAGTGAAAGAAGCTGCAGCATCTTCTAAAAAGATTGAGGAAGTGCAACAGCTTATGTTGCGGCTCAAAGGGACAGGTGTCCTTACTACAGACCGTCGCTGAAAGGGTAGACAATGCCTTTGCCACAGAATATCGATCCGAAGCTTGTGACAATTCCCCTGATGTCTATTATCGGGACTGCTCTGGCGCATGAGATGCAGGACCCTAAAAGGCGCAGTGCCTTGAAGTATTTGATGGGGGCAGGTGCAGGGGCTGCTGGCGGGGGAGTTATGTCTGGGTACCTTAGCTCTGTTCAGAAGAATGAAGACCCTTACAAGACACAGGAGCAGAACGAGGCAGTAGCTAAAGGGGAAAAGCCGTCCAAGACGAAGACCTTTGCAGATATGGTCTTGGGGGATGAAGGCCGGGAGTCTAGGGATAATGCAGGAGTGGGTGCAATGGGTGCAGGGGCAGGATGGCTGGCGGCAAAGGGGCTGGGGGGTCTCACAGCTGCCACAGCGCTTCCAGTATACGGTGCAACGGCCATACCTTCTGCGATACATGGGGCGTTTAATCCGCAGCAATATGACGACAAACATGGGAACAGACCGGTGTTATCATTAGGAAATGTTGCAACAACGCTTTCGCCATTATCAAGTGGGGGTAAGGCATCCTCGGCCATTAAGGCTGCGCTTGATACGCTCGTAGGTACAGTAGGCGCCCCTGCTTCCAGGATGCTTACCGGGAACAAAGGCGGCGGCGGTAAACTTCGAAGAATGGGCAGAGCCGGTTCGGAGGCCATAGGGAATATTCTGCGTATGGCAAATCCCAGGGACCCTGCAGGACAGTCGTCAGGGTTCTTCAGAGCATTTCTGCAGGGGAAAGACTAAGTGCAGATATCTGCACATGAGGGTGTATGGCAGCAGTGACCACAATCGGAAGACTTCAGGTAGCGGCAGCACTCCCTTCGGGGGTGAAGATGCCGGAGAAGCCTCTTGATAAGCGCGAGATAACTGCACTGTTCACTTTGCTTGCGGAGGGTGACCCGGAAGAATATGTAAGCACGCTGCAGCGTCTGAACGATATAGGGCGTGAGACCGCTACCACGTATGGAAGGGGGGCCAGTGTCAGCCAGAATGACTTGCGCCTTCCTCCAAAGGCACGGGAATATAGAAAAGCACTGCAGGCGCGTATTGATGCAATATCCCAGAGCCGCACCTTGGATAAGCATGAAAAAAATGCACAGATAGTCAAGGTGATGAAGGGTGCGATCGATCGTATCCATAAGAATGTGGAGGAGGAAGCGTTTAACAGAGGCAACTCTTTTGCAGCAAGTATACGAAACGGGTACAGGGGGTCGCAGGCGCAGCTGACCCAGATGTTGTTCGGTGATCTACTCGTAGCGGACCATAAGGGAAGACCGGTGCCGATACCTGGTATGCATGGATACGGGGAAGGGGTGACCCCTGCAGAGTACTGGGCTAATTCCTATGGGTCTCGTAAAGGATTTTCTGATGTACAATTTGCTACAGCGGATACAGGATTTCTCGGGAAGCAAATGGCGTTGATGGCTCAACGGATACGTGTTACCGGAGATGACTGTGGGGCCTCGGAACTTGGAATGGATATGCAGGGAGATGATCCGGACATCCTTGGTAAAGTGTTGTCCAAACCTGTAGCAGGGCTTCCTATAGGCACTGTAATAGAGCGCCGACACCTCAACAAACTTCAGGATAAGGATGAGGTATGGCTGCGATCCGTGGCTACCTGCCAGCAGCCTGAGGGGGTATGCAAGAGATGTGCCGGACGGCAGGTGGACGGTAAATTCCCTGCAGAGGGCGCGTACCTTGGAATTGACAACGCTAGAGCCACTGCGGAGCCGTTGATGCAAATTCTAGGGTTAAGCGCTAAGCATGTGGGCGGGCAGGTAGGCACTAACGATGACAGTGTCTCGGGTTTTCAGGAGATTAATCGGTTCATGCAAGTGCCTAGCCGATTCAAGGGAGGGGCCGGGCTTGCGCCGCAGGATGGGACAGTCAAGTATGTGATCCCTGCGCCGCAGGGGGGTCACTATATCAATGTGAATGATGAGCGTATCCATGTGAAGCAGGGTGTCGAAGTGCTGGTAAAGCGCGGGGATATTGTAGAAGCTGGAGATGTTTTGACAGAGGGCACGCCTAATCCTGCAGAGGTCGCAAAGTATAAGGGTCTCGGAGCAGGGCGTGCGTATTTCATAAAACAGTTTTCCAGGATTCTTGATGATAACGGTGTAGGCACTCATAAGCGAAATGTGGAAGCATTGGCACGTTCATTTTTCGATAGAGTGAAGATAACCGATCCGGACGGGCTTGATGATGCGCCTATCGGAACCATTGTACCGTACACGCAGGTTCAGAGGACCTACAAGCCGAGAGAAGGTACGGAGACACGAACAGCCATTAGAAGTCGCGGTATGTATCTGGAGAAGCCTGTTCTTAATTTTACGATA